ATGCCGATCTCCCCCTCCCGCACCCCGATCCTGGCCAGCCTGGACCGCGCGCAGCCCTTCGCCTCGGCCGACGAGGCCTGGTTCTGGACCATGGCCGCGCTGACGGCCCGGCGCGACGGCGCTCGCCTCTCCGCCGCGCGCGGCGAGGTGGTGCGGCCCTGCGAGCCGGATGACGTGATCAAGTGCCTCGACCGGCTGTACCGGCAGCGGCGGATCGAACTGTCGCATGCGCGCATCATGCGGATCTGGGGCGAGCGCGGCTGCGCGCCGAACCCCCGCATTCTGGCCGAGCGCGGCGACTGCCGCCTTTGGCAGGAGGCGATGGAGCGGCTGGATTTCCCGCTGCGCGCCAAGGGGATCGTGGCCGGGCCGGCGCGCGGGTTGGAGGCGATGGCCGAGGCGCGCCAGGCGGCGGGCAGCCTCGGCATGGTGGCGGGGCGCGCGTGAAGGGCCCGGCGCATCGGCGCCTGGCGGCGGCGGAGGCGGGGCAGGCGGTGTGGATCGCCTTCGGCGGCGTCGCCGACCAGCCCTGGCTGCGGCTGTTGCGGCCTGGCTTCCGGCATTGCTTCGCGGCGCTGTCCGACGAGGCCGGCTGGACTGTGATCGAGCCGCTGTCGGGCCGGCTGATGGTGGCGCGGCTGCCGGTGGCGGCGGGGTTCGACCTGCCAGGCTTCTACCGGCGCGCGGGCCTGCGCGTGCTGGGCCCCTTCGTGCCGGGGGCGCCGGCTTCGCGCTGGCTGCCGCCGCTGGCGCCCTTCACCTGCGTCGCCTTGTGCAGGGCGCTGATCGGCGAGAGCGTGCCCTTCGCGCTGACGCCCTTCGGCCTGTTCAGGGCCTTGGGGGGAAGAATCTCGCGAATCTAGGAAATAATTCTTGACGCGGGACCAACCCCCCGCTACACAGGCCAGGCCACGGGGCGAGTTGCGTCCCGCGGCGTTCTCCCTCCCCGGCCTCCCCCTCGAAGGCCCGTCCGGCGCAACCGGGCGGGCCTTCTTCTTTTCACGCGCGGCGGCCGGGCCCCTCCACGATCAGGCGAAGGAAGCGCGCATGGGTGGCCTGTTGAAGGCGCCGAAGCCGTTGGTGATGGCCGAGCCATCGCCCGCGGCCCGCACCGAGACCACGGCGGAAGCCACGGCGCAGACCGCTGCCACGGCCGACACCGCCGGGCGCGAGGCCCGGATCCGGGCGGTGGAACGCGCGCGGCGCGGGCTGGCCGGCACGGTCGCCACCTCGGCGCGCGGCGTGCTGGACCCGGCGCCGGCCTTCGCCGCTCGCAAGAGCCTGCTGGGGGAATAGGCCGATGAGCCCGGAGGACATCCTGGCGCGCCATGCGCGCGCCCTGGCCCGTCGCCGCCCGCTGGAGGGCGTGTGGCAGGATTGCTACGACCACGCGTTGCCCGCCACCGGCAGCGCGCCGCTGTTCGATGCAACGGCGGCGGATGCGGCGGAGCAGCTGGCGGCCTCGCTGCTGGCCGAACTCGTGCCGCCCTGGTCGCGCTGGTTCGGCCTGGCGCCGGCGCGGCACCTGCCCGATGCGGTGGCGGCCGAGATGGCCGGGCCGCTCGAGGCGGCGGCGGATGCGCTGCAGGGGCATCTCGACCGCTCCAACTTCGCGCTCGAGGTGCATCAGGTCTTCCTCGACCTCGTGGTGGCCGGCACCGGCGTGCTGCTGGTGGAGGAGGCGCCGCCCGGCGATGCCACGGCGCTGCGCTTCTGCGCCGTGCCGTTGCGCGACGCGGTGCTGGAGGAGGGCGCCTCCGGGCGCCTCGATACCGTGTTCCGTGCGCTGCGGCTGACGCCCGCCGAGGTGCTGGCGCGCTGGCCGGGCGCGCGGCTGCCGCGCCGGCGCGGCGAGGCGGCGGACGCCGCGCAGAAGCTGCGCGTCGTCGAGGCCGCATGGCCCGACCGGCAACTCGGCCATCGCTATGCCGTGGTGTTGGCGGCCGAGGAGGGCGCGCCCGAACTGCTGGCCGAAGGCCGCTTTGCCGAAAGCCCCTTTGTGGCGTTCCGCTGGCTGAAGGTGCCAGGCGAGACCTATGGCCGCAGCCCGGTGCAGAAGGCGCTGCCGGATATCCGCACCGCCAACAAGGTGGTGGAGCTGGTGCTGAAGAACGCCTCCATCGCCGCCACCGGCATCTGGATGGCCGAGGATGACGGCGTGCTGAACCCGGCGACCATTCGCCTGGTCCCGGGCGCGATCATTCCGAAGGCGCCGGGTTCCTCGGGCCTCACGCCGCTAGCGGCGGCGGGCGATTTCGACGTGTCGCAGCTGGTGCTGGAGGATCTGCGCCAGCGCATCCGTGGTGCGCTGCTGGCCGAGCGCATTGCCGCCACCGAGAAGCCCGGCATGACGGCCACCGAGGTGCTGGAGCGCGGCGCGCAGGCGGCGCGGCTGCTGGGCGCCACCTATGGCCGGATGCAGGCCGAGCTGCTGCAGCCCCTGGTGGCGCGTTGCCTGTCTATCCTGCGCCGGCGTGGCGAGCTCCCACCGATCGCCTGCGATGGCGGAGAGGCGCGGCTGACCTATGCCTCGCCGCTGGCCCGGGTGCAGGCGCGCGCCGATGCGGCTGAGACGCTGCTGTTCCTGCAGGCTGCGGCGGCGCTGGGGCCGGAGGCGAAGGCGGTGCTGGATGGCGCCGCCGCCGCGCGCTGGCTGGCGCGCACGCTGGGCGCACCGCCCGAGATCCTCCGGCCGGCCGATGCCGTCGCCGGAACAACCCCGAACCAGGAGTGAGCCCCGGCATGCCCGAGGATCTGTTGAACGCGGCCGCCGAGCCCGCTTCGCGCGCCGCACGCCCCGCCGAGATCCCGCAGAAATTCTGGGACGAGCAGCGGGGCGAGCTGCGCGTGGATGCGCTGCTGAAATCCTATGTCGAGCTCGAGCGCCGCCTGTCGCAGCGCGTCGCGCCGCCGGCCGATGACGCGCCGGAGGAGGAGCGCCAGCGCTGGCGCCGCCTGCTCGGCATTCCCGACAGCCCCGACGAATACGAGCTTTCGGCGCCGCACGAGATGGTCACCGCCGACCCCGACGTGAACCGGCGCCTGCACGATGCCGGCTTCACGCCGCGCCAGGCGCAGCTGGTGTACGACCTGGCGGCCGAACGCCTGCTGCCGCTGATCGCGGAAGCGGCGGCGGAATTCGAAGCGGGCAAGCAGATCGAGAAGCTGCGCGCGCATTTCGGCGGCGAGGAGCGCTTCCGCCGCATCGCCGGGCAGATCTCCGCCTGGGGGCGCGCGAACCTGCCGGAGGCCGTGTTCACCGCGCTGTCCAGCACCGCCGATGGCGTGGTCGCGATGTCGCACATGATGCAGGCGAAGGATCCACCCCTGGCGCGCGATGCCGAGACCGAGCGCGGGCCCGACGAGGCGGAGCTGCGCAGCATGATGCGCGACCCGCGCTACTGGCGCTCGCGCGAGCCGGAATTCGTCCGCCGCGTGACGGAGGGCTTCCGCCGCCTGGTCGGCGAGTAGGGCTCCCCGCCGCCGCGCCTTGATGGCGCGCGGCCGGGTGCCGCCGCGCCGCATACGGGCCTGGCCCCCGCGCGCGGCGGCCGGCGGGGCGGGCAGGGTGGGCCATCCTGGCCCCCGCCCGCCCCGCCACGAGACTGCAACGCTTCGCCTGCACCCAACCATGCCGCGGCGCATGGCGTGCGGGCCTTCGCGCGCGACCCAGGCCCCCCGCTTCGGGGACCAACCGCAGGCGCGTGCACTCCCCCGCAACGCTTCACCAGAAGGAGGGCCGCGATGCCCGCCAGCACCCAGATCGACGCCGTCTTCACCCGCCAGTTCCAGGCCGAGGTGCATGAGGCCTATCAGCGCCAGGGCAGCAAGCTGCGCCCCACCGTGCGCTCCAAGACCGGCGTGACCGGCACCAGCACCTTCTTCCCGAAGGTCGGCAAGGGCACCGCCCAGGCCAAGACGCGCAACGGCAGCGTTCCGGTGATGAACCTGGAGCACGCGCAGGTGGAATGCGTGCTGCAGGACTACTATGCCGGCGACTGGATCGACCGGCTGGACGAGCTGAAGACCAACCTCGACGAGCGCAGCGTCATCGCAAATGCCGGCGCCTACGCGCTGGGTCGCAAGACCGACGAGCTGATCATCGCGGCACTCGACACCGCGACGCGCGAGGCGATCGGCACCGCGCCGGGCACCACCGACACCGACCGTCTGACGAAGGAGAAGGTGCTGCTGGCCTTCGAGATGATGGGCGCGGCGGATGTGCCCGATGACGGCAACCGCTTCGCGGTCGTCGGCTGGAAGCAGTGGAGCGACCTGCTGGCGATCGACGAGTTCGCATCCTCGGACTACGTCGGCGACGATGCGCTGCCGTGGAAGGGCAGCCAGGCGAAGCGCTGGCTCGGCGCGATGTGGGTGCCGCATTCGGGCCTCACGAAGTCCGGTGCGTTGCGCTTCTGCTACTTCTTCCATCGCACCGCCATCGGCCACGCCGCGGCGGCCGAGGTGGAGACCGACATCACCTGGCATGGCGACCGCGCGGCGCATTTCGTGGCCAACATGATGAGCCAGGGCGCGGTGCTGGTGGACAACCTCGGCGTCGTGCGAATGCGCGCCTTCGAGTGAAGTTCGTGCGAATGCGCGCCTTCGAGTGACGGCGTCGTCGTACTGACGCGCCGTCCAGGGCGGCCCTTCCGCAGGAGGGGCCGCCCATTCTTCCCCGCAGATCGATCGGACCCGACAGATGGCTCTCACCGCCCTCGCGCTGTGCTCGCGAGCGCTGCTGCGCATCGGCGCCCAGCCCGTGGCCTCGCTCGACGAAGGCACCGCGGAGGCCGAGGTGGCGGCGAACCTCTACGCGCCGGTGCGCGACGCGCTGCTCTCGGCGCATCCCTGGTCCTTCGCCACCGGCCAGGCCTCGCTGCCACGGCTGGCGGCGCGGCCGCAGGCGGATCTGGCGCATGCCTTCCAGCTTCCGCCTGGCTTCCTGCGCGCGCTGTCGGCCGGCGCGGGCGAGCGCGGGCGCGGCCTGCCCTATCGCATCCAGGAGGATCGGCTGCACGCGGATGTGCAGGATGTGGTGCTGACCTACATCTTCCGCCCCGACGAAAGCGCCTTCCCGCCCTTCTTCGCGCAGGCGCTGGTGGCGCGGCTGGCGGCCGAGTTCTGCCTGCCGCTGACCGAGAGCGCATCGCGCGCCGAGCTGCTGTTCCGCCTGGCGGAGAGCGAGCTGCGCCACGCGCGGCAGGTCGACAGCCAGCAGGACACGCCGCGCGGCATCGAGGATTTTCCCCTGATCACGGTTCGAGGCTGAACCCATGCCCATTGCCACACGCCGGGTGAAGGCGTCCTTCGCGGCCGGTGAGCTGGCGCCAGAGCTGCTCGGGCGCGGCGACCTGCGCGCCTTCGACAACGGCGCGCGAAAGCTGCGTAACGTGGTCATCCAGCCCACCGGCGGCGTCGCGCGACGGCCCGGCCTGCTGCATCTGGCGACGCTGCCGGGCCCCTCGCGCCTCATCGCCTTCGAGTTCAACACCGAGCAGACCTACCTGATGGTGCTCAGCGCCGGCCGGCTCGCGGTGTTCCTGGACGATGCCCAGGTGGCGGTGCTGAGTGGGCCGTGGAATGCGGCGATGCTGCCGCAGATCGCCTTCACGCAAAGCGCGGACACGCTGCTGCTGTTCCACCCGCAGATGCCGCCGCAGCGCGTGACGCGCACCAGCCATACGACGTGGACGATCACGCCCTTCGTGTTCCTGCGCGAACCGTTCTTCGCCTTCGGCCCAGGCATCGCTGTGACGCCTTCGGGCACCAGCGGCAGCATTTCGTTGATCGCTTCGGAGGACATGTTTCAGCTCGGCCATGTCGGCGCGCGCTTCCGGCTGCAAGGCAGGGCGGTCCGGATCACGGCGGTGGCTGATGCCCGCCTTGCGCTCGCGCAGGTCGAGGAGGCGCTGCCCAACGCGCTGACGACGACGGACGTGACCGAGAGCGCCTTCAGCTGGGCGCGCGGCTGGCCGGTGACGGCGTGCTTCCACCAGGATCGACTGGTGATCGGCGGGTCGCTGACCCTGCCCAACCGGCTCTGGCTGTCGCGCACCGGCGACCTCGCGGATTTCGACCCGGGCACGGGCCTCGATGACGAGGGCATCGAATTCGCGCTGATGTCCGACCAGGTGAACGCCATCCGCGGCGTGTTCTCGGGCCGCCACCTGCAGGTGTTCACCAGCGGCGCCGAGTGGATGGTGACGGGGGATCCGCTGACGCCATCCTCCATCCAGCTGAACCGGCAGACGCGCGTCGGCAGCCCGGTGGACCGCATGGTGCCGCCAGTGGATGTGGATGGCGCGACGCTGTTCGCGGCGCGTTCGGGCCGCGGCCTCTACGAATTTGCCTACACCGATGTTGCCGCCGCCTACCAGGCCAATGACCTGGCGCTGGTGGCGCGGCATCTGGTGAGCAGCCCGCTCGGCATGGCCTACGACCAGACGGCGCGGCTGCTGCATGTGGTGATGGCCGATGGCTCGATCGCGACGCTGACGCTGTATCGCGCCGAGCAGGTGACGGCCTGGACGCGGCAGGAGACGGCGGGCGCGTTTCGCGCCGTGGCCGAGAGCGAGGGGCGCGTCTATGTCGTCATCGAGCGGTTCGGCGCGCACCGGCTGGAGCGGTTCGACGCCGCGGCGGGCTTCGACGCAGCGCTCAGCGGCACCGCGGCGGTCGCCCAGGATCGCTGGACCGGGCTGGCGCATCTGGAAGGCCAGGCCGTGGGCGTGCTTGCCGATGGCGCGCCGCGCGGCTCCGCCGTGGTGATCGGCGGCGCCGTGACGGTGGACCCGCCGGCCCGCAGCGTGCAGGCGGGCCTCGGCTTCCGGCACGTGATCGAGCCGCTTCCGCCCGCGCTGGCTACGGCCTCGGGGACCGCGAGCGCGCCGCTAAGGCTGGTCTCGGCCACCTTCCGCGTGCTGGCGACGCCGGCGCTGGAGGTGGACCTCGGCCGGGGCGTGCAGCCGGTGCCATTCCGCCGGCTGGACACCGCATTGCTGGACGCGGCCCCGCAGCCCTTCACGGGCGACATCGCGCTGCGTGCGCTGGGCTGGCGGCGCGACGCGCTGGCGCCGCGTTGGCGTGTCGAGGGCGATGCGCCGCTGCCGATGACGCTGCTCTCCGTCACCACCGACACGAGGATGACCGACTGATGGCCCAGCTCGCCCCCATCGCGACCGCCATCGGCGCTGGCGCGTCGCTGTTCGCCACAGCGCGGCAGGCGCAGGCGCAATCGGCACAGTCCAAGGCGCAGGCCACGCAGGCCGCCGCGCAGGACCAGGCGCGCACCGAGCAGGCGGCAGCCGAGCGTGCCGCCGAGGCACGTTCGCGCGAGGCACGGCTGGCCGGTACCATTGCCTCGGCGCGCGCAAGGCTCGCGGCCAGCGGCGTCTCGCCCGACGAGGGCTCGGCCGCGGCGCTGACGGCCGGGCTGCGTCGCGATGCCGCGGCTGCGGCGGCCGATAGCGAGCAGGTTGCGACGGCGCGCGTCGCCGCGGGCCGGCGCAGCCTGCTGAACAATGACGGGTCGCTGACCACCTGGCTGCGCGCCGGAACCAGCTTCGGGAATTCGCTGCGCAACCTGCTGGATTGAGCGTTCCGCCCGCCCCACAAACATCTGGAGCCCACGATGGCCGAGCATATCCGCATCGGCGACGTCGCGCCGCGCGTGCAGTACGTGGGCGACGGCGCCCGTGTCGCCTTCACCTATCCCTTTCCGATCTTCCAGGATGACGAGCTGGAGTTGCGCGTCGACGGCGTGCCGCTGCAGGGTGGCTTCAGCGTGTTCGGCGCGGGGCAGAGCGAGGGCGGCACCGCCATCCTTGCCACTGCGCCGGCTTCCGGCAGCACGGTGACGCTGCGGCGCCGCATCCGCGTGGAGCGCGCCACCGATTTTCAGGACAACGGCGTGCTGCGCGCGCGCACGCTGAACGACGAGCTGGACCGGCTTGTCGCGGTGTTGCAGGAGCAGCAGGAACAGCTGGACAGCACGCTGCACCAGGACCCGTCGGAGATCGGCGGGCAGCTGACGCTGCCGCTGCGCGCGGTGCGCGCCAACCGGCTGCTCGGCTTCGATGCGCTGGGCGATGCGGTGGTGTTTCCGCGCGATTCCGGGCTGCTGACCGCACCGTTCCCGGGCGCCGTGCCGCGCACCGTGGAGGACAAGCTGGCGGAGCACCTCTCGGCGCGGGATTTCGGCGCCACCGGCAACGGCCTGGCCGATGACGGCCCGGCGCTGCAGGCGGCGATGAACGCGGCCGCGGCCTCGGGCAAGCGGCTGCTGATCGGGGAGGGGACGTTCCGCACCACGCAGCCGCTGACGCTGCCGGGTGCCTGCGCCGGCCTGTCGATGCGCGGGGCGATTCTCTACGCGGGCCCCGCCGGCCAGGCCGCGCTGACCATCGGCGATGGCGGCAGCGCGCGCAACGCCAACAAGCACCATGATGGCCTGGCCGTGCTGCGCGCCACGCAATCGGCCTGGGGAGACCTCAACGAGATCGGGCTGCTGCTGCGCAACCACGATGCCTCGGTGATCGAGATCCGCGAGGTGACCGGCTTCACCATCGGCGTGCGCACACTGGGCGACGGGCGCGGCTTCGAGGACACCACGCTGATCCTCAACCGCATCGTGAACAACCAGATCGGACTCGACGTGCACACCGCGACACCGGCGGCGTGGAACACCTCCATCCGCTACTATGGCGGGCATTTCGCCGTAGGTTCGACGGTGAACATCGGGCTTGATCGCTTCGGTGTCCGGCTTTCGGCGGCGCCGGGCGCCTATGTGGCGCACAACCGGCACGTCTTCGACGGGCCGAATTTCGAGCTGAACGCTGAAGGCCGGCCGATCAGCGGCATTCCCTTCCTGTGCGAGGTGAACAGCCGCGCCGTGGTGGCGCGCGCCATGCGCATGGAAGGGTGCAGCCCCTACGTGGCGCGCCACACCGCGGGCGCGCAGGACCATCTCTACGAGGTCGCCTGGGCCAGCCAAGGCTATGCGGTGGAGATCGAGCACACCGCCACCGCGACGCGGCTTGGCGGCACCGTGCGCGGCTTCCACCAGGCGCTGCCGCATCGCGAGGCGAGCCGCGAGGTCGCCTCCGTGCCTTCGCTGCGCGCCGCGGCCATCCGCTGGAACGCCAGCGAGACCGGCTTCGAGAAGCTGGCCTGTCTGAGCTCCAACGTGGCAGGCAACCCCTCGGCCATCGCCGACTTCGCCTTCCCGGCGCTGGATTCGCTGGTGCTAACGAATCGCGGCGTGGTGCTGACCGGCGGGCGCGCGCTGGGCTTCGTGGTGGATGCGCGGGCGTGCAAGGACTTCGCGCTGACGGCGGATGCCGACGCGCCACGGCTGATCGTGATGACCTTCGACGCCGCCGGCAACCTGCTGACCAACGCCGCGGGCACGCTGGTGCTGGCATCCGGCCAGTCCGTTGTCTGGAACCCGGATGCGCGCTGGTGGCAGGGCAGCGCCGACATGACCGAGGCTGGGCTGACGCGGCTGCAGGCGGTGCGGCTTTCCGCTGCCGTCGGTTTCGCCATCATCGGCGTGGCACGGCTGGCGCAGGATTACGAGGTGCGCGCCATGCGCCTCGCCTGCGACCCACGGCACGCGCCGGCGCTGCTCTATGGCTTACCCGACCTTCGCCATGGTGCGCGTGAATTGCTGGGCGAGCAGTCCTGGGATCCGCCGAGCATCGCCGCTGGCGCCAGCGCGCAGGCGAATGTGACCGTCCCCGGCGCGCGACCAGGCGATTTCGTGCAGGCGGCGTTCTCGCTCTCGACCTCGGGCGTGGTGTTCCTGGCGCAGATCGGGGCGCAGGATACGGTGACGGTGACGGCGTGGAACCGCAGCGCGGCGGCGGTGGACCTTGGCGCCGGCACGTTGCGCGTGCGGGTGGTGAAGGCGTGAGCGCGCCGCGACGGCCGAAGCGGCCGCGGCCTGATGTGACGGCGGATGCGGGCTCGATCCCGGACCGCACGATCGAGGCCGCGCTGCCGCGCGTCGCCGGCGACTATGCGGCGCTGATCGAGAACTCACCGAAGGGCCCGCCGGCGCCGGACCCGAAGCTGGTGGTGGCGCATTATGCCGCGGTGCAGGTGGTGTTCGCGCATCTGCTGGAATTGTCGGCGGTGGCGCGCAGCCGCGCCGATGCCGGGGCCGATGTCACGGACAGTGCCGAGGCGGCGTGCGACAGCGCGCTGCGCGAGGCTCGTGCCGGCATGGCCGAGGAGGACAACGCGACGAAGGAGGCTGGAGGGTGAGCGAACGCCCGGCGGACCTGCTGGAATTCGCCTGGATCTGGAACCACGCCTCGGGCCTCGGCACGCCGGCGGTGCATCGGCGCATGTTGCGCTGGCTGGCCGAACGCGTCGCCGCTGGCGACCGGCGGCTGCTGCTGATGGCCTTCCGCGGCTGCGGCAAATCCACGTTGGTGGGGCTGTTCTGCGCCTGGACGCTGTATCGCGCGCCGGAGACGCGCATCCTGGTTCTCGCCGCCGATCTCGCGCTGGCCACGCGCATGGTGGCGACGGTGCGGCGCATCCTCGGCCGGCATCCGCTGTGCGGCGCGCTGCTGCCCGGCCATGGCGAGGGGCCCTGGGCATCGGACCGCTTCACCGTGGCGCGGCAGGCAGTGCTGCGCGATGCCTCGATGCTCGCCGCCGGGATCAGCGGCAACATCACCGGCGCGCGGGCCGAACTGATTATCTGCGACGACGTCGAGGTGGCAGGGAATTGCGACACGCCGGGCAAGCGCGCCGAGCTGCGTGAGCGTCTGACCGAGGCGGAGTTCGTGCTGGTGCCCGGCGGCAGCATGCTGTTCGTCGGCACGCCGCACACCACGGAAAGCCTCTATGCCGATGGCGCCGAGGGCTTCCTCGCCGGCTATCGCCGCCTGGTGCTGCCGTTGCTGGATGCGGCGGGCGAGAGCACCTGGCCTGAACGATTTCCCGCCGCCGGCATCACGGCGCTGCGCGACCGCGTGGGGCCGCTGGCGTTTCGCCGCCAGATGCTGCTGGAGACTGTGGTGGAGGAGGCCGCGCGGCTCGATCCTGGCGCCCTGGTGCGCTACGCGGAGGAGACCGACTACCGCGAGGCGAATGGCCGCGGCGTGCTGACGCTGCTCGGCCGCCGCGTGGTCTCCGGCGGCGGCTGGTGGGACCCGGCCTATGGCAAGCCCGGCAGCGGCGATGCCAGCGTTGTCGCGGCCTGCTACGCCGATGACGAGGGCCGGCACTACCTGCACCGCATCGCCTATCTGCTGCACGACCCCGATGCGGAGGCCGACCCGGCGACGCAGCAATGCCGCGCCGTGGCGAAGCTGGCGCGGGAGCTGCTGCTGCCGGTGATGCGGGTGGAGACCAACGGTCTCGGCCGCTTCCTGCCGGGGCTGCTGCGCCGCGAAATGGCGCGCGCCGGCAGCGCCTGCACGGTGCAGGAGGTGGTCAGCCACCGCGCCAAGGCGGAACGCATCCTGGCGGCCTTCGATCCGATCCTCGCGGCACGCCGGCTGTCGGTGCATGAGAGCGTGTTGCGCACCGGCTTCCCCCGCGAGATGGCGGAATGGCGCCCGGATGCGCCGGGCGCGCGCGACGATGCGCTGGATGCCGTGGCGGGGTGCCTGCTGGCCGAGCCGGTGCGCCTGCCGCATGTGGCCCCGGCCCGCCCGGCGACGCTGCCCTGGCGGGGCGGCGGTTAGCCCGCCTTCCGCAGGATTTCGCTGTCATGCCGCGCGGCGCCGGCTTCGGTCACCTCGAAGCGGCCATCGCTGCGCAGCCGCGCGAAGCCCATGGCTTCCAGACGCTCCAGACACGGCCCGTCCTTCAGCCCGGTGGGCCGGCCATGCGGCGCGACCAGCATCAGCCGATGCAGGGCCGAGCGGCAGCAGGTTTCGAGATACGGCTCGTTCCACATCCGGTTGCGATTTCCACAGGCCTTGCGCGCCGCCCAGAGGGTGGTCCCGGCGCCGCGCCGCTTCAAGGAGTGACATCCCATGCTGCCCGAGATTCCCCCGCAATTGCTGGCGGCGGCGGCCGATGCGCCGCTGGCGCTGGTCATGCTCTGGATGGTGCATGCGCTGCGCCGAGACCTGACGCAGCGCGCCGATGCGCCCCCCGCGCCGCCCGCCGCGCCGGCGCGCGACGAGCTGGCGGAATTCAAGCTGGAGGTGGCGCGCACCTATGTGCCGCTGTCGCTGATCCGTGATCTCGATGCGCGGCTTTCGCTGCATCTGGTGCGCATCGAGGAGAAGCTCGACGAGGTGAGCCGCGCGGCGACGGCCGCCGCGGCCATCTCCGGCCAGGCGGTGCCGGGGCGCAAGATGGGCTTCGCCACGCGCGGCGAGGAGGCGGACGCATGA